TTTTTCAGCAGATATTCCTGTTGGAATAGAATCATTTGTTTTTGATAATGCACCAATGTAAACATTATTCAATGCACCTGATGTTAAAGAACCTGAATCCCAAGTTACATTAACTGTTGTGTTTGAAGAAAATGATGAACTGGCTATTGTTCCATAAAGTGTTGCAGCAGTATCTGTAATTTTAATCCTTCTACCTGCATGATAAATTGAAGTTACATCTACACCATTAATTGTAAAAGATGTGCCTGAAGCATAAGCTGCTGTGTATGTAGCATCACCATCTCCATACTCAATCCATTGTGCATCATTAAACCAATCTCTAGTATTTTTCATTAATGCTCTAATGGCATTGTTAAGATTAGAAGGTAACATTCCTTCTGCTACTGAAATACTATTTAATGTTGTGTTACTTGCTTGGGTTGTTGAATAATCTTTAATATTAGTTGGCATTTAATCTCCTATAAACCATGCAAAGACTTTATTACTCTCTTTGTTTTTTTCGTTTATTAATGTGTTTATAGCTTCTTCAATTTGTCTTTGAAAAAACTCTTGAGTTTCAAAACTATATCTAACATTATCTATATCAGTTTTATCCGTCATCTCAATCCAATTTTTGTAGCTATTACATCTACTCCCTGAGCATGAGTCCAAACCGACCCAGATGGTGTTATAATTTTTAATCTAAAATAGCGACCTGATTCTCTAACAGGATTATCCCCACTATCATTCATGCTTGATGATGAAGATTCCGTAGGTGTATCAGCTAATCTCTCTCTGGTTTTCACAGTAACTGTAGATGTTGCATCAACAATCGGTCTTACGTTAGTTATACTACTTCTGTGTCCTGGAAACAACTCTAATTCTCTAGTTTCTAAAGTACCCTCATTTTCTGTGCCTGAAAATATAGCTGCTTTATAATTGTTATCTATTGCTCCTAAATATCTTTGACCTCCAGACCAAAAGTCTGTGTCTAAAGCTATATTTATTTGGTCTAAGTTTTCTGAAATAATATCCATAAGCTCTACTGTATAAGCACCTACAAATTGTGAGAATATTGTACTAGCACTAGCATTAGCCGTTGACCATTTTTGTGTAGCATAATTATAGATTAATATTTTATCACAAATACCTGTTGTGTTAGCTGTATCTGATGCAGATGGATATAACCACATAGCTAACTGATTAAATGGATCAACAGCAGCACATATTCTATCAGAAAATGCTTTGTTTAAATCTACATCAAAAAATCTATTTATTTTTTCTGCACCTATGGCAATAACATTATCTCCATTAATTTCAAAAAAACCATCATCAGCATAAAAGAATACCCTTCTGTTATCTTGACAAACTGTTCTACCATAAACAGCTCCTCTGTTTGGAGATATAACTGATAATCTAAATATTGTTGCACCACCCACATAGTCCATACGCACAATTTGATTTTGTCTAAACACATAACCAATTTCACCTGAAGTTATATGCACAATCTCACCACCTGAACCTGGTAAGTCTTGTTGATCAGCTTGTTTAGTTCCTGCTGCCCAAGATGTAATATCGTTAATGCCTGACCATTGTATTCTGTTTTGATTTGTAGGTTGATTACCTGTAACTAAAAAATCTCTAACCACACCTGATACTCTAAATACAGGTACACTTCCTGATGTTGCTATTGCCGAAAGATTTGCAAAATTAGTTGACGTACCCATTAAAAAATATTGAGGAGCATCAACACCATTACTTACTATGATGTAATTACCAAATTGAGTAAATGTAAAATAATCTGTATTACCACCTGTTAGCGATCCTTTTCTTGAAGTAAATGTTCCACCATCTAATTGATAAATGTCTGTGTTTTTTGCAACAAAATTAAATACAGCACCAGCATTATTTCTAAAAGAACCAGCACCCCTGCTATCTGCACCAATATTATTTGTGGAATAATTTACTAATGAAGGAAATCTTTTGTAAGAATTTTGTGCGTAATAAACATTGTTTGCTGTAGTAGCACCAGGATTTAAATATTCAGGTTGATCTGGTAGCCATTCGCCAAAAGGTATTTGCATTTCAAGTCCTAAGTATTATTGTTCGTTACTTTTGTATGATCTGAGAAAGGAGCTTCCACTGTTACATCTGTTCTAATTTGTAATGGAGAACCACTAAATTGATCTTCTCTATCATTTCTTTCTAATCTCTCAAGAGCTGTAGCATACATTTGTTGCCATTGTTGAATAAGTCTTGGTTCTACACCACCTAAAAAATTAGCAGCATGATATAATGAACCATATAAATAAATTGCAGGGTGGCTTGTTAAAATAAAGTTTGATGTATTACTGTCTGATAAAGGATCAAACTCTTTGTAAAAATTTAATGTACCTGAATAACTTCCAGAAGGAATAGGTGCAAATCTAAAATTATCTCCAAGTATAGTATAAACTTCAGGCATACCAGTTGTTGATGAACCTTTAATTTGATCCATTTGTGATGGTGTCATAAATGTTAAAGAATGTTTAGTTCCGCCATCTGTAATAAAAAAATCTCTTATTTGTAAAAATCCTGTAGGCAAAGCAACTGTTTCAGCATTTACTGTAATAGATGATTCAGAAATCATTTTTCTAATTCTTAATTTAGAATTAAAATCTTTTTCTGCAAGAACAATAAAATCTGCTATTTCTGTAGTAAGGTCTGATCTATTTAACCAATTTGCTATTGATGTTTTTAAAGCTGAATAACTATTTAATGCCATTATAAATTTCCTTCTGCTGTTTTAAAATATCTAAATTCATTACTATTTAGTTTTTTTTTTAATATTTTTTTTTGAACTTCTTTTGGTAGTCCAAACCAATTACTATCACCATTGTATTCATTTGCCCATACAGATAATGCGATAGTAGGTATAGATGCTACTCTTTTAAGCTCTCTTGATTTTGAATAACCATCATTATGATTGTATAGAGCTTTATTATGTTGAAGGTGTGGATTAATATTTACTTGTTCTTTAATGACAATTTTTTTTTCCATGTCATCTTTAGAATAGGTGGTTTGTTCTAAACCATTTTTAACAATATCTTTCATCTGCCTTGTCCTCTACTAGGTTTTCTTCTTGGTATTCGTTTGCTATAACTTTTTGCATGACGACCAGGTCTTTTTTTTCTAGTGCGTTTTACATAATTTGAAACACCAAAAAGGGGTCTTTTTTTACCCACTATGCACTCATTTCAGTAACTGAAACATTACCACTACCAAGAGCAGCCATTTTTTCACCAGGCGAAACCTTAAATATTTCAGGTTGATCTGCTGGTAAAAATATATCATTCGCTGTTGCAGTTGGTGATACAGCAAAAACAATATGTAAATCTGCATCAGAAGCTACTCTTACATATTCAGTTTGTGTGCCAAACTTAGCAGCAGTTGCAGCAGATGAACCAGATGGTGATACTTTTTGTGTTGTTCCAGGTTTTAATGCGTAATTAAAACTCATATTTTTCTCCTATTATTTTTGGGGGAACTTCCGCTAGGCATGAACCCCCAATTTATATTTATCTTCTTATAACAAATGTAACAAGTAATTTTTTAGCACCAGTAGAACCACCATCAGTGATCATCTCTATTGTGCCATCTTCTTCTACTCTGTTTGCAGCAGTTGGTGTAGCTGTATCTACATCACCAGCAGCAGAGCCAGAGTGAGCTACAGTTATTCCACCGCCAGTTACAGCAGTACCGCCTATTTCAAAAGAAATTGCTGCGTTACCTCCAGATAT